GTTCATGTCCGGGCCCGCAAGCGCCAGCAGCGTGTTGACGTGCGAGCGAGCTGGCCGGAACTGACGGAGACGACCAGAGCCCTGCGAGCCCTCAAACCCGCCGGTAAAGAGGGTCGCGGGCTGACCCGCAATCATCATTCCCAGCTTCTTGCGCCAAGTCATATCAGAGACCCTTCACGGCGTAGGTTCTGGACATGCGGGACCGAGGATGCAGCGCTTTCGCGATCTCCGATTCCAAATCCGAAATGGCCATTTTCAATTCATTATCGCTCCCGTAGGTGACCGATCGGCCCTCATAACTCACGCTGCGAACGCCCGCGTAGCGCGCATCTTTCAGCGCATTCAGCTTTATGGTCATCTGCTCGATCGTCATTTGGTTCCTATCGTGTCTTCTTGCGACTGCGCCGCGGCGTCGTCAGCAGTCCAGCCGTTGGAAGGGTCTGGCCGGTGTTCTGTGGATCTTCCTTCTTTGCGAGTGTCTCGACACCTGCTTGCGACTCCAGCGTGCGCCAGGCGTCCTCGCCCCATCGGTCCGCGCCAAGAATCCATGCTGCAGCGCGCGCATAGATACGCAGATCGAGCGCTTCGTTTCTCTCACGCATCTTCTGCCATTCGAGGCGACCGATCCCGCGCCGGTTGCGGACAGTCACAAGCTGCTCGGCAACCAGCTGCTTCATCCACTCCGTGTCAGCCCAATCAGGCAGGTGGAGGTAGCCGGGCGGCCAACCTACGCCTGCAGCCAGCTGCTCGTCCGCAGGCCGCTCCAGCCGCAGGAAACGGTAGGTCTCCTGCTTGAACGTCGACACTGCGACGGTCCAGAGCCGGGCACCGCGGCGCAGTCGTTTACCACCGATCGTGGCGTCCACGTACGTCGGGCCCGAGACGGGCGCCGATCGGTTGAAACCCTCGACACCCTTGACCGGTGCCACCTGCGCAAAGCCCTGCTTCCGCGACCAGCCGTAGACCGCCGAGGTCTCGTAGCCGGTGTCGATCGCCAGCTTCGCGATCTGCATGAAGGCACCGTTTTCGTGCTGCCACGATGCGCCGAGCACCGTTGTCAGCTCGTCCCAGGCCTCCGGCCGCTTTGGTCCGCCCTCGATCACGCGGTGATCGATCAGCCAGCTTTCCAGATCGCGTCCCCAAGCCCAGACGTCGATCTCGAAACGATCCGCCTGGACGTCGACGCCTGCAGTCAGGAACAGGCCTCGCGCCGGAATATCTGCGCCACCGTAGGTTTCGCGCCGGTCCTGCAGGCGCTCCCACTCCGGAGCGTCGCCGCTCTCGGTCCACGATATGCCGAGCACGGTGTTCGCAAAGGCACGCTGCGCTGCGTCAGACCCTTTCGCCGCTTCCTTCTTCCGAGCGATGTTCTGCCACGACTCCCACCCGATCGGCGAATAGAGCGCCGAGACGTGAAACCCAACGTGCCTTGGATCGCTCGAGATTGCCGTTGGCCGCCACTCACCCTTTTCAAGAAACCGCGTTTTGTGGTGCTCATCAATCGGAGCCTCGCATCCGACGCAGAGATAAGCTGCCGTCTCCGGCCTCCCTTTTTCCCAGCGGAGGCGCTCGAATTCCAGCCACTGCATGAGGCCACAGTGCGGGCACGGCACAAAGTACCGGCGCTGGTCGCTGGATTCAAACTCGCGCTCGATCCGACTGACGCCTCGCACCGTCGGCGTCGAGACCATGAATATCTTGCGGCGATGCGCGAACGTCGAAGTCCGCGCCTCGGCCAGCGCAACCGGATCACCCTCGTCGTCTGACGACGTTGGAAACCCGTCCACCTCGTCGAGAAAGAGGTACCGCGCAGGCATCGATCGGAGTCCAACCGCGCTGTTCGCGCCCGTCATAACCAGAATGCCTCCTGGGAAGTCCTTCGACAGCATCGTGTTCCCGGCGTCCCGCGACCGCGCTGGCTTGACCAGCTCGCGCAGCACCGGGCTTTCCTCGATCAGCGGATCGATCCGGCTGCGAGAGTTTCGCTTGGCCAGCTCCACGTTTGGCAGCACCGCCAACATCGGGCCCGGCGCGTGATGGATCACAAAGCCGATCCAGTTGTTGCCAGCCTCTGTCGCCCCGACCTGCGCGCCCTTCATGAAGGTGACGCGCTGCGCATGGTGGGCAGGAGACAGCGCGTTCATGATCTCGCGCAGGTAAGGCGTCCTGGCGCTCCGGTACCGGCCCGGCTCGGCCGCCGCCTTTGCAGCGAGAACCCGATGCTCGTCCGCCCACTCGGTAACCGACAGCAGCTGGTCGGGCCGGATCCCGCGCCGGAACGCAGCCAGAAGCCCAGCGCCTCCGTCAAACGACCAATCGTCAGGAACCAAGTTTGGCGACTGGTTCAGCGAGGGACTCGAGGTTGCTGCGCACATGGTCTTCTAAAATCCTCTGGGTTAAGCCCGGATCGATAACGACCTTCTTGCCTGTGTCCTTTTCAATCTGCGCGGTGAACTCCGCTGCCATCAGCGCCGCCACGCGCGACGGCCACGTGATCCAGGCGTCACGCTCTTGGCGTGCCAGCTTGAAGAACAGCGATTCCGCCTTCGACTTATCAACCAGCTCGCCCCGCTGGCGAGCCAGCTGCAGCTGACCTCTCTGCGCTTTTATGACCTCGTTCGCGGTGCGTGCTTTGAGAAAGGCGGATGGGTCCGCGCTTCCTGTCGGCGCTGGCCCGGCATCGCTGCCGACCTTGGCCACCGCCTTCAGGGGATTGGTGGTCAGTCGGTACCGAGTGTCCGATGCCGCGGCATTGATCGAGCCGTCCGGATAGAGAACGATCCGCCCGTATTTCTTCGCCTTCTGCACCGCGCCACGCGAGAGCGCCGCGTGCGCACCATAATCGCGCTCGCTCATGCCCTTCATCTGGGTGCGGCCTCCGATGATCAAGCACTGTTATTGCTCTGTTTTTCCTACACTACCAGCGCCACAGCAGCGATGGTGTTAACACGATGCGACGCCCAACGCGAAGCACCAACTCGGGAGCCACGACTATGACCACCACAGATATCGTTCTTCGGATCAACGACGCGATCCGCAGCGCAGACCCAAGCGACCTCTACGACTTGTCGGCTGCGGTCAGCGACCTGCTGATCGAACAAACCGCCATCGACGCCTGGCTCGCGCTGATCGAGACAGCTTGCGAGAGCATCGCTGGCGAATTCCGCTGAAGCTACGCGCCCCGGCCAAGTGCCGGGGTGCCTCGTCTGTCGGGCCCGCGATCCAGTGAAGAACGGATATTCTTGCGATGATATAAAGCACTGTTATTGCTCACCTTTCTCTACACTAGCAGCGCCACAAGAGCGATGGTGATTGCAGAGGCGAAGCACACCGCGACGCACCAGACCCGGAGCCACGAACATGACCAGCAAGATCCACACCCCAGCGAGCGACATGCCCGACGAGATCACCGGCCAGGACGGCAAGGTTTACTACCGGACCCGCTTCACCAACGAGACCCTCAAAGCCTGCGAGTTTGGCGCTGGCCACATCTGCCACGAATATTGGGCTTTTGAAGATGGCCACGAAGAGGACACCTTCCGCCTTCAGGCGATCGACGCCACCAAGTTCTGGGTCGACTGAGGCACCGCAGCAGACCTCCACGGCCCGGCGCTCTGCCGGGCCGCTTCGCTCTCCCAAACCGTTCGCCCGATATTATTATAGTTTCGTGGCCTATTTCGTGGGCCTATTTCGTGGCCCTATTTTGGGCGCAGTCGCGATTGCACAAAGCACTGTTATTGCTCTGCTTTCTCTACACTACCAGCGCGACAAGAGCGATGGTGGTTGCAGAGGCGCAGCACACCGCGACGCACCAGACTCGGGCAGAAGCCCAAACGGGAGAACGAAGATGACCGCAACGCAGATGATCCAAGCCGCAATAGCCGAAGGCGCACAATTCACGTTGGACCACGAGACGCGCGCATTTGTCGGTTTTCGGTTTCGCCTTGCATCCGATGCTCGCGACACGGTTGTTCGCATCCGGCGCGACGCAGCCGAGTTTGCAACAGTTGCCGCCCGCGCCCACCGCTCCTGAACGCAACGCCCGGCCACGCGCCGGGCACCACCACACCAACCGGAGAAACCGACATGACCGCCGACCAGAAACGCCTTCTTGATGCCGCGCCAAGCCTTCTTGCCGCGCTGTCCGTGATAGTCCTCGCAATGCCCAAGAACGGAGGGATGGTGCGCCTTGATGGTGATGAACTCGCAGAAGCGCGCGACGCCATTGCCAAAGCCAAGGCATGATCCCAACGCCCGGTCACGCGCCGAGCAGCACGCCCTTCCAACGAATGGAGACCGCCATGCCAGACCAAGAGCCGATCGCCGCGTTTGAAATCCACGTAGCATGGGCGGTGTCCCACAAGGGAGGCACGACCTACCGTGCCCGCGCGCATGTCCTTGAGACGCGCAACGGGCAACCAGTGAAGCACACACGGACCGTTGCGCTCGACGACACGCCGGAGGCGGCCATGGCCGAGGCGGTTCGATATGTCTTGCAGCAATACGCCCGCGACGGACTTGAGGCACCTCGCCACGTCGCGACAGCCTGGCGTCTGACTGGCGCGACCCTGGACGCCCACAGCTTTTGACGACGACCAAGGCTGGTCGTTTCCGAGCTGGCAGCGATTGCACAAAGCACTGGTATTGCTCTGGTTTTGCTACACTACCAGCGCGACAAGAGCGATGGTGATTGCAGAGGCGACGCACAACGCGGCGGCCCAGCCCTGGAGACAAGACCATGAGCAACCACGCCAACGAGACGAACGACAAAGCGGTAGCCGCTTTCCTCGCTGCCAAGGTGCAGATCGACACGATGCTCGCTCGCTTAACGGAGCTGAGCGAGGACCACTTCGAAACGCACCCCGACACAATCAACTGGAGCGACGTTGCCGACCTTGGAAGGATCGCCGGGGTACTGAAGCGCGCGACCGACGTCGCCTTCAGCGAGGGCGAAAACGCCGAGTAAGACCAGCTTCTCTTGGCCACGCCCGCGACTTGCGGGCTTGGCCGCGTAGAAGGATGAGCATCACGCTCGCCGACAACCGGAGCCAGACATGTCACAGATTTCCGAAACCCAATCACTGATCCTCAGCGCGGCATCGCAGCGTCTTTATCTGATCGCGCTACCGCTGCCCGCGAACTTGCGCGGAGGCGCAGCAGCCAAGGTCATCGTCGCAATGAAGCGCGCTGGCTTTCTTGAGGAAGTCGAAGCCGACATGCGTCGGGGCGAACCGGTCTGGCGCGAGACCGGCGACGGCCACGGTGTCACGCTGGTGGCCACGGCCAAAGGCCTCGCAGCGATCGGCATCGAGCAGGGCGAAACGACCGAGACCAGTGTCGCGGACAAGCCGCCAGCAACCGAACCCAGCGCGGCTCCAGCGTCGCGCCCACGTCGCGAGGGCACGAAGCAGGCTCACGTGATCGCAATGCTCCAGCGCCCCGAGGGCGCGACGACAAAGGAGATCGCCGAGGCGACCGGCTGGCAGACGCACACGGTGCGCTCGACACTCTCGCATGCGCTGCAAAAGCGCCTTGGCTTTCAAATGGCTTCCGAGGACGTCGCCGAGCGCGGCCGCGTACACCGGATCACCGGCCAGCCCTGATCGCGGATCAGCGCCAGCGCTCTTGCAACGCGACTGGCGCTTCTCCGCGTTCAGGCGGTGAGCCGCTCGCCTCGCAGATCCTCCAGCGTCTTGCCGGTCTCTTCCTCGATCGCCGTCTGGCCAGTCAGGTTCTGCCAGCGCTCGACCGCAACGTCGACGTAGGCCGGATCCAGCTCGATCCCGTAGCAGACTCGGCCGCACGTCTCCGCCGCAATCAGCGTCGTGCCAGAACCCATGAACGGCTCGTAGATCGCTTGCCCAGGGCTTGAGTTGTTCGCCATTGGCCGCCGCATGCATTCGACCGGCTTTTGCGTCCCGTGCACCGTCTCCGCGTCCTGGTCCTTGGCGGAAATATGCCAGAGCGTCGTCTGCTTCCGGTCACCTGCCCAATGGCCAGTCCCCTTTTTCCGCACGGCATACCAGCAAGGCTCGTGCTGCCAATGGTAGTCACCGCGGCTGAGGACCAAGCGCTCCTTCGCCCAGATGATTTGCGAGCGGATGGCGAAGCCGGTGGCCTCCAGCGACGACGCGACGACGGCCGCGTGCAACGCTCCGTGCCAGACGTAGGCGACGTCGCCAGGGAACAGCGCCCAGGCTTCGCGCCAGTCCGCGCGATGATCATTCAGAACCTTCCCGGTCCGCTTCGTCTTTGCGGCACCAACCTCGTTGCGCCAGGAGGGATCGTACTCCACGCCGTAGGGAAGGTCGGTCACCATCAGCTGCGGTTTGACACCGCCGAGCAATCTGTTGACGACGTCGGCCGAAGTGCTGTTGCCGCAGATCAGGCGGTGGCTTCCCAACACCCAGACATCACCAGCGATCGACACCGGCGTCGCCGACACCTCCGGGATATCGTCCTCGCCCTCGACTCCGCCTTCGCTCTCTTCGCCGATCGAAAGAAGTGCATTCAGGTGCTCATCCGTGAAGCCGACGAGGTCGATGTCGTAATTCTCGGCCATCAGCAGCTGCACTTGCTCGTGCAACGCCTCCTCATCATACGTGCCAAGATCAGCCAACAAATTGTCCGCCAGACGATATGCGATGCGCTGCGTTTCGGTCAGATGACCAAGAACGATGACAGGCGCTGTCTCGATGCCGAGTTGGGCAGCAGCAAGAATGCGTCCGTGACCAGCGATCAGCTCGCCGTCGTCAGCGACCAGACACGGAATGGTCCAGCCGAACTCCACCATGCTGGCCGCAATGCGTACTACCTGCTCAGGCGAGTGCAGCTTTGCGTTCCGCGCATAGGGCTTGAGGCGCTCGAGCGGCCACTGCTCGACGCTTTGCGGCACGAAGGTCAAATCCATTTTGTCGTCTGCTTTCATGCCACGCGAGGTGGCTTCCAAAATCCAGTGGGCACAAAGCCAAAGTGGCTTCCCCATTTCTGGCAGAAAAAATCCACTGCGCGCGATGCTACTCTTTCGCAAACGCTTTGTTTTGTTGAAGCTTTGGCGCGCCGCCGTCCTGGCCATCTGGCTTCGGTGGCTTCCATAATTTTCGGGCCAGTCGCTGGCGATCTTGCGCGCTTAGCCCCCCCGTATACGATGTGGGCAAGGGAGGAACCATAGCCGGGGGGGTTGGACGTGGTTGCAGGGGTCGGACTCGAACCGACGTCCTCAAGGGTATGAACCATGCGAGCTGCCGCTGCTCCACCCTGCGCCAAACAAAAGGTGCGCCGGTCCAGACCGGGCGCACCTCTATCCGCCAAGGCTATGTCAACCGCATGACATTTTCAAACGATTTCTTCCGCCATGATGTGTGTGCGCACAACTGGTGGTGCTTAGGTCTGGACCGGAAGCTGGTGGTTGATCAACTGTGGTCTTGCTCTGAACCGTCTGGGCTTGCTTTGCGCGGTTGGCAGACTC